CGAAATTATCGATGGAGGTCGCGCTACCGGTGTCATGGTCAATTTACATAAAGAAAGCGACGCGACTCGAAACGAGATTCTTCGAAAAGCCAGTCGTGTAGTTTCCCTATATAACAAGGGTCCAACGATGTATATGATTGATAGCGAAGATCTTACTAAGATCGGTTCTCTGTCTCGGAGGAGTTGAATGAAGAGAAGCTCCTGCTTACGTATACGTAAGAGTGTAGAATATTCGGGCAGCACTGTGGGAAGCGCAGATCGACAAGACTAGAACAAGGTTCGAATCCATCCCAAATCAAAAAGGAGAGCTAAATGCTCTCCTTTTTTTGTAAATAACATCAACTAAAAACTTGCAACACTCTATCAATATAATCCTCGCGTTTTTTGACGAAGATTTGAGTTTCTTCATGATCAACCGCAACGATTACAACGATTTGTGGAAATTTTAGACCAGTCAAGTCTTCGGCCATTAGACTATAACAAGTCGTTTGTAGAAAATAGCTTTCAATCCAATATTCTTTTTTTAACTTTCTAGAAGTCTTGAAATCGATAACTGAATTAACACCATCATATCCCGCAAGTAGATCACATCTACCCGCAGTTTTTAACCTAGCAGACCATAGAGGCACTTCAATTCCATACACGCTACCAATATTCTTATCTAAATGCGGTCTGATTTTTGAAAAGGTCTCGATATTAACGGGCATAACTCCTTTTGTATAATCTACTCCATTTAGATAATTTTCACAGATAGAATGAATCGCTGTTCCTCGATTAGACGCTTGTGTCGAGATTTTGTTCGCTTCTGTTTCTCCAACTCTGACACGCCATTCGTTAAGACCGGATTTGTTCAATTTCTCCCCAAGAACAGTTGTAACGGAAGGGAAGTTGCCTGCCGGTGTTACGTAATGTCTTTTCCCATCAATATTGATTGTTTCTAGATCGGGCAGATTTACCGGATTGTGTAGGAATTTTTTAGCTGTAGTTGGGTTATTACGAAGCATGATAATGAAATTCCACTTCTGTCTCTTTTAGCATACGTTCGGAACATAAAAAGCTTTCAACAGGCATTTTGCTTTTGGCGAAATAACCCTCTTGGTCTACAACAATTTTTCGTATACCAGATTGGATCATAGCTCTTGAACAATCAGCACACGGAAAAAGTGTTACGTATGCAGTACAACCAGCTAATTGAATACCGTTACGAGCCGCGTTGTAGATTGCATTTCTTTCGGCATGCTCGGTCCAAAGATATTTATCGGGTCGTTCATGTCGCGAATCAACATCATCGATGATACCGCGACAGAACCCATTATACCCAGTTGTCCTCACCTCATGATCCGGTCCAACGATCACACAACCAACTTTAGTCGATCTATCCTTGCTTTTTGTAGACACAAGTTGTGCCATTTGCAAAAAATAAGTGTCCCAGTTCATTTACATTTCCCATAATTTAAATTATATTGTCGCGATTGTACCTCGTTCTTCGAGATCTTCTCTAGCCATGATATACGATTTCACCAGCGCGGATCTTACAACGTCATAACGATCAAATTCAACGATGTCAAATTCTCTCATTTCTTGAATAATTTTGAAAAAATCATTGAATCCCGACGCGTCGTTTCGTCCAGACAGGTCAGTTTGTTTGATATCTCCAGCGAATATTACTTTACAATTTTTACCGATTCTAGTGAAAATAGTGTGCAATTCGCCTGCATTCATGTTTTGAAACTCATCAACAACGATAACCGCGTTATTGATTGTAATACCTCTAGCGAAAGAGGTAGTCATGAATTCCACAACGCCTTTAGTTTTCAGATATTCGTAAGCATCGCCTCTTTGAAATAATTCAGAAAATATCGAATAATAAGGCGCTTCGTAGACTTGAGCTTTTTCTTTAACTGAACCAGGGAGAAATCCTATATCGCGCGAGCTTACGATACTCCTGATGATAATCATCTTTTCGTGCGCTTGGTTTTCCATAATATCTCTCATTCCAAGATATATCGAAAGGAAAGATTTACCCGTTCCGGCTGTTCCAATTAATAGAAGATGTTGACCATCATCATATGATTCAAATGTCGATTTTTGATTATTCGTCTGAGGAGTTATTTTTCTAAGTAAAAAATTAAATTTTTCAACCAACCCCTCCGCGCCGGTAGTTCGTTTTTGATTTCTACGTTCTCTTTTCGATAGTTTTTTTTCTAGAGTAATTTTCGACATTAACGACATTTGATAATCCTTTTTCTGGAAACGATATTAGACTGTATTTTCTAAAAAGCTCCTTCCCGAAAAGAATTTCACTTGAATTATTTATACAAATCGATCTTTATCTCCTAATACGTGTTAATGCTACTCTGCGTAATTCCGCGACTGTTTCCCTTTTTAATATTTCGCAAAATATCGCGGAAAGAATCGTCAGGCTTCTTCGCCACGCCAGAAGTTATCATAGGCGAACCGTTGATCAACGGCTTCATATGCACATTTTCTAACAAATATTTTTCCATTTCGGAAATTCCCATGAAGATTTCAACCTCTTCATAGGTGTTACTATCCAAAAACGTATAAGTAGGCATCAATAATTTTCCCCTTCTTCAATTTCTATTAGCCAGTCAACGTTTTTTGATCGAATAACGTTCTTCATTTGTTTTTCTTTACGACGCAGATAATAGTCGTTTTTAGTATCTGAATTAACGACGTAATCTTCTTCGTATGAGTTACGAAACTCTTTAAGCCTAGACCTGCTCATTCTGGAAGTAACCCCGGAAATACTTGACGGACAAATTGTGAAGTAATATTCAGATAAGGAAGCTTCTTGTTTTTCATTGATAGAACAAGTTTAGCGTCTTGGGGATCTAGAGTTTCTAGAAATTCAACGAACAACTGTTCTCGGCGAAGAGGCTTTAGGTTTGGATTGCCTCCTTCGATAAACAGATAGAATTTACGAGTCTCTGTATACAGACGATGCTGTTGATCGACGAGATTATTGGGTTTATACGGAGGATCTCCTTCAGGTAACGCCCATACAATTCTAGGGTCGTATGCACCTTGAAATACCGATCGAAGCGTAGTGCTATCGTTTTGTCGCAAAAAGAATACGCGTTCTTGTTCATTTTCAATTTTCGACGCTTTCTCTAAAATCTCGCTGATACTCAGTTTCATAAAAAATCCCCGATATTTTCCGTAAGGTTTCGTAATTTTTTAGCCATAAAATAGTCGAATAGGTTCGTCGATTTTTTGTTTGATTGCGCCTCATAGCTTTCAAGAACTTTCTCTTGAATATCTTTTGGCACCTCCTGAAGATCGATCAAGACTTTATTGCGCATGTAATTACGATGTAATGGATTATCGATCACACCAGAAATTCCCATCTCTGAGATACTATCAATTCTCTTCTGCGTCAACGGTTTTTGACGTTCTCCAACAACGAAACAATTATCAGACGAAAGTATGTTAGGAACCCCGTCGCTAGTATCGCCCCTAAGAATATGTTCGAAAAGAAAATTAGCAGGATCATTATGAGTAATGAATTTTTTACGAACCGGGTCGAACTGTTTGATATCGCCAAAACGTTGCAACTGGATAAAGTCTTTGTCTCCAGATAACACCAAGATCTTTTCTTCTTTCCCATATCCCATACACAGAGAAGCGATAACATCATCCGCTTCCGCCGTTTCAATTTCAATAACGCGATATGGGAAGACTTGTTTGATCTCTTCGCGAATCTTATTCAGACATTCAAAAATATCTTTCCAATTAAATTCCGAAGCAGCTTGACTTTTTTTGCGATTAGCTTTGTAGTATGGAAAAATTTGACGCCGCCAATAATTTTTATTATCGCAAGCAATAATCATTTCAGAGTATTCGTTGCCGAATTTAGTCTTCAGCGATCGAATAGTGTTCAAAATCATATGGCGAACCATTGTCTCTTCGATCTTCCCGTTCGCGTGATTTCCAATTTGGGCCATTATTGATGCTATGGATACCTGACTGAAATCCAAGATCATCATACGTTTTGGTCCTCTCCATCATCATTTTGTGTTATTGTGATTTTGTTTTTTTGAGAAATTTCTAGATTCCCATCCTCGCCCGTATGTTCGAACAGATTTTCAGAAACTAATTGCAAAGGATGCTCTATATTGTATATTTTAGAAAGAAAAGATCTTACTGATTCAACTATTAGAGCTCCATCTTTCAAAAACTCCGTTTCGTCATATGGGTTAAACCCCATTAAAGAAAGATTATCAAACATCATTGGTACGACAGTTTCTATGGCTTGTTGAATATGAGCGTAACGAACCATTTCAACATTCTCTTCAACCTCCTCCAACGACTTAGGAGGAACTATTCTATAATCCTCTTTGAGGGGAAACATAACGATATTATTAGCTGTCCTAATCATAGTGTTATCATACTATATTTTCCGATGTAAGTCAACTATATTTATAATCTAATTGCTGATGGATCTTTCGCATAGCCTGTTCGGATGTTTTGTACGAGAGAATGAAGAATCATCATATGACAATCTTCAACAACTCCGTAATTATCAACTGCTACGTGGATAATGGTTTCCGCCATGTTATTCCTAAGAACTTTCCCGCCATCAAACCCAACCAAAGCGATACTAGGAATCCCAAGTTTGATGGTCGTTTCTAGAGCTTTTAGAATATTCGGCGAATTTCCAGAAGAAGAAACTGCTATAGCCAGAAGATCGGTGTTCTCATATTCGATTTGTTTGCTGAAAATTTCATCATAACCGTAATCGTTTGCTATGGCTGTTAAGAGAGACGCGTTTGAAGACAAAGAAATAGCGCTAGTCAATTGCTTTGTATCGTGTCTAACGCCTTTAACGAAATCAGTGACAAAGTGATCCGCAATTGCAGCAGAACCTCCGTTGCCGAAAATACAGATAGTATTGTTGTAGAACATACATAAATCCAGCTGGCTAGATGCTTCGCCGTATTTGTTCGGATCAACCGAATCGAGACCCTGATTAATTAATTTCTTATATTCTAAGAAATCCATTGTTTACATCCTCAAATCGTTGTGGCGTGACTGCCCGTGTCTGTAAATTTAAAATGAAATTGTCTGTAATCTCTCATAGCGTGAGAAACGTTTCTTCTTTGTTTTTTAGAGACATACAAAAGCAGATAGCCGCCTCCGCCAGCACCTAGAATTTTTCCGCCGAGAGCACCGGCGGTTATTGCGGTATCGTACATTATATCAATGTGTTCATTGGTGATAGCAGAAGCTAACTTCTTTTTCATTTGCCAAGTATCGTGTAAAAGGGAACCAAAATCGTCAATTTTGTTCTTTTGCAAATATCCAAGACCCGCTTCGGCGATATCAACCATT